CAGAACAGCAACTACAACAACCTGGAGCAAGAGAACAGCAGCTATGTGGATTCATGCCTCATGCACTGGCTGGTCAGGTGGGAGTCGGCAATCTCGGCACAGCTTTTAAGCGAAAAAGAGCGCCGGTCCGGGTTGTTTTTCGAGTTTCTGGTCGAGGGCCTGCTGCGCGGAGACAGCCAGGCGCGTGCTGATTTCTACAACAAAATATTCCAGATAGGCGCGATCACGCCGAACCAGATCCGGGCGAAGGAGAACATGAACCCGATAGAGGGCGGCGACCAGGCGTTTGTCATGCTGAACATGGTCCCGCTGGACCAGGCAGGCGAGATCGATATGGCCGGCGGCGCGAATGACCAGGACGAACCCGCCGAGCCGGAAGAAGACGAAACGGACATCCGCTCGCTTAAAAATTTCTTTCGCCACAAAAACGGGGAGGTCGAGAAGCGGTCCATCATGGCGCGGGACCGGATAGCGAGACGGTATTCTCCGCTGATCATGGACGCCGCTACGGCTGTCGTGAACCGCGAAACCAAGGCAATTAAGAGCAAGGTGGCGTCCAGCCGGGCGACGAAGCGCGACGCCGACATCGACGGCATGCAGAGCTTTCTGGCGGACTTCTACGAAAAGTTCCCTGAGTACATCAACAAGAAAATGTCGCCGGTGCTGCGGTCCTACATGCTGGCCATCGCGGATGAGGCCGTATCGGAAATCGGCGGCGACGACGTGAATATCGACGCGCAGGTAAAAGAATACCTGGACCGCTACACGGAGCGCCACGTGCAGTCGAGCTTAGGCCAGATGATCGCCCTGCTCGAAAGTAAGGACACCGACGAAATTGACCAGCGCGCCGACGAATGGACCGAGAAGCGGCCCGAAAAAATTACGACAGATGAGACCGTGAGGGCGTCCGGGGCGGCATTTTCGTTTGTCGTGTTCGGGGCCGGGTTGTCAACCGTGCTGAGAAACCGGGGGCCGTCCACGTGCCCGTATTGCCGCAGTCTCGAAGGAAAAAAAGTTACGCAGCAGAAACCGCTCATAAGCGCCGGTGAAGAAATCGACCCGGAGGGCGCGGACGGTCCAATGAAGATTTATAACACAAAATATCACCCGCCCATCCACCAGGGGTGTGACTGCTATGTGGTGGCGGGAATGTGAATCGGAGGTAAGGCGATGTCAGGCAAAGAAAAACGATCTATCAGCACACCGGCGCAGGTGAAGCGCAGCAAGGATGGCAAAATCGGCAGCATCTACGGATACCCGATCGTCTACAACAAGGACAGCGAAGACATGGGATTCATCGAGCGCATATCTCCTGGCGCTGCGAAAAAAGCGCTGAAGCGTTCCGACATACGTGGACTAAAAAACCACGATCCGAGCCTGATTTTCGGGCGTTCTGGCGTGAACATGAAGTTCACCGAAGATGAAAACGGCCTGCGGTACGAAGCGACGCCTATTGACACGGTTAATTACCGCGAAATCGCCAAAGAGGTTGAGTCCGGGTTGCTGACCGGTCAGTCCTTCGCATTCACCGTGGCCGGCGACGAATGGGACGGCCTGGACACCGAAAAGCCCACACGGACCATTACTGAGATCGGGGAGATACTGGATTGCGGCCCTGTGACATACCCAGCATATCAAGACACGTCAGTCGGCCTGCGATCGCTCGAAGAAGCGAGAAAAAAAACAGATGCGGACAACAGCGGCGAAGACGAAAACAAACTCGTGCTGACCGCTGGCGAAGAAACATTCGAATTTTCCGGTGATGACCGGTTCGACCGGGCAGCCGAAAAAATAAACAGCTTGAGGCCCGATGCAAGTCCAACGACCCCTGCACCAGGCAGCGCCGACGGTGACCCAACGGTCAACGAGCCGCCGGATACGAAAGACGCAGAAGACATTTTGGCAAGAATCAAAAAAACAACAGAGAGGTATAAAAAATGAGAAGCGCAAAACAGCTTAAAGACGACATCGACATCCTGGTGGACAAGCTCGGCAAAATGCGAGGCAAGTGCATCAACGAAAACCGGGACCCGTCAGAGGAAGAAAGGGCCATTGCGACCCAGTACCTGGATGAAATATCAGAGCTTGAGTCAGCCCTCGACCTGGAAGAACGCGCCCAGGCAACCCTTAATCGGGTGAAGAACCCGAAAACCAATCCCGACAAGCCGGCCATTTCGGACGCTGACGATCCGTCCAAGCGCGACAGCAACAAAAAGGGCGAGTTCGCCTCACCGGGCGAATTCTTTCAGGCGGTCATGCGCGCCGGCAGACCCGGCGGCCAGGTGGACCCGAGACTGACGACACGTGCAGCCACGGGACTTTCCGAGAGCGTGCCATCAGATGGTGGATTTCTCGTTGAACAGCCGATCGCCAGCGAAATCCTGAGAAACGTTTGGGACTATGGCGAGATCCTACCCAGGGTGAACAAAGTTACCCTGTCCGGCAACGCCAACGGCATGAAGTTCAACGGCCTGGACGAAACCAGCCGCGCCGACGGTTCAAGGGCCGGCGGTATTCGATCCTACTGGGCGGCTGAAACGGCAGAGAAGACCTCAAGCAAGCCGAAGTTCCGCAGAATCGAGCTTTCCCTGAACAAATTGATCGGCCTTTGCTACGCGACCGACGAGTTGATGGAAGACGCGAACGCGCTGGCTCAGATCATCCAGAAGGGTTTTCAGGATGAGTTCGTTTTTAAAATCACCGACGCGATCATAAACGGCACCGGCGCCGGAATGCCTTTAGGCGTCCTCAACTCCGGGTGTGTCGCATCCGTAACCAAGGAAACCGGCCAGGACGCAGACACCATCGTTTATGAAAACATAAACAAAATGTGGTCGCGCCTCATGGCTTCCAGCCGGTCAAACGCAATCTGGATCATCAACCAGGACTGTGAACCGCAACTGAACTCCATGTCGCTGGCGGTCGGGACCGGCGGTATCCCGGTCTACATGCCGCCCGGCGGAGTGAGCCAGAGCCCGTACTCAATGCTGTTCGGGCGTCCGGTGGTGCCTATCGAGCATTGCCCGACCCTCGGCGACACCGGCGACATCATGCTGTGTGATTTTTCCAAGTATCGCGCCATCGACAAGGGCGGGATCAAGTCTGATGTGAGCATCCACGTGATGTTCATTTACGACGAGTCAACCTTCCGATTTGTTTATCGTTTTGACGGCCAGCCGGAACTTGGATCGGCGATCACACCCTACAAGGGCACGGAAACCTTGTCCCATTTCGTGAAAATTAACGAGCGGGCTTAATTAATCAACCATGGGCGGCTGACACCGGCCGCCCGGAAACCATAATGGAGGCTTAAACAAAATGAAACTCGCAGAAGAGAAAAAAGTAGCCTTGGTCGCCAGCGCTCTAAACCTCGCTACCGGCGCGACCCAGGAAACAAAAAGCATCAACATGAAAGGCTATCATCACTGCACCTTCCTGATCGACGTCGGCACGATGGGTGTCGCAAACGCAACCCTGAAGGCGTACAGCGGGACTTCCGACGGAGCCACAACGTCAGCGCTGGCTTTCAAGTATGCGTATGGAAGCGCTACCAGCATATGGGGTTCTACCGGCATTACGAGCGATGTTCTGGCGGCAGAAACGACAGTCACGGCCGCCACCGGTCTTGTGATCGACCAGGGCACATATCCAAACTACCTGCTGATCGTTGAGGTGGACGCGTCAATCATGGACCTCGCAAACGAGGAAGAATGGTTGACCCTGGAGTTCACCGACGCTGGCGGCGCGACTGGCCTTGTTTCCGTTTTCGCTGTGCTGGAGCCGAGGTACACGGGCAACCTGTCAGGAACTTGTTTTGCGTAAAATATTATCAGGGCTGCCCGGTAAGTTCTCCGGGTAGCCTGCAACAAAGGACGGTTACATTATGACCATGCACATCGTCTATTTGCAGGACCATGACGGCCACAAAGCAGGGAAGGCTTACCTTGTTGAGCGCACGCTTGCAAGAAGGCTTTGTCGTGACGGCAAGGCGATTCCCTGGGCGGATTCTGAAGCGGCCAAGGCCATCGAGGATGAAAGAATAAAGCGCCGCGAAGATGCCGTCAAGGCGAAAGCCAAAGAGGCGGCCGAGGCCAAAGCGAAAGCCGACGAAGAAAAAAAGGCGGCCATGCTGAAAAAGAAAGCCGAAGACGAATCCGAAAAAGCGGTTTTACGAAAGGCGCAAAAGCGCAAGAAATCATAACAGCATAACGAAAGAGGAGGCTGACAAATGGCCAACTATGCACCGAGTACAAGAGCACGAATCGCAGACCTGATCGTAGGTATGCACGTAAAGACGACCGACGGCGGGCTGGTCGCGGCGAACTTCACCACGGGCGGCACAGACACCGACTTGTTCACAATCGTTGGGCGAATCGCGGTCATGCAGCTGTTCGTTGAGTTGACGGCTGCTGCAGATGCCAATGCGACACAGGTCGCGTTCTACACGACCTTTACCACGCCGGTTATCGCGCAAAACCTGATGTGCGCCAAATGCGCGAGCATCGCAAGCCTTGGCGCTCACGCACGGATCACCTTCGTAGGCGGCGCTGTGGCGACCGCTGCCGTCATTACCGACAGCGCGGGCCTGACCGATGTCGAGACCGCCGGAAAGATTCACATCCTCGGCGGTGAAACCACGGCCGGCGCGAACACCGTCGGCGTTATCGGCATGCAGGCGTCCGACGCGACCCAGGCGGGTTCAATCAAGGCGACCGCCCACTTGTTTTATGTGCCGATGAGTAAAGGCGCGTATGCTGAAGCCGCGTAAAAGGGGGTGAAGCATGGCCGTTAAGCTCGAAACAAAAATCTATCGCTACAACGCGCTGTCGTCAGACTCCTGGCCGACAAGCGGAGTCACCGAGGGATCGACGCTGCACGTTATCGACACCGGAGAAGAATACATTTTTCACGATGACGCCTGGGAGACTGATCTCAGGCGGATTCATGCAATGACGATGGTCGTCTAACACAACCAAAGAACAGATAACACGAGGGAGGAAAGACTATGTACGGGAAAACAAGCGCGGGCGTCGGACAAGCGCCACTGATTGATTCTGATCGAAGACTGGTAACAGCATCCGGTGGAGGGCGGCTTTCAGAAGCGGCCCTGGCGGGCAGGCTGTTCACCGGAACAAACACAGCGTTGATTAACACGAGCACCACGCTGAACACGACATTTGTCGGGTTGGCGCTCACGAACCCGACCGGCAGCGGGAAAAATTTGATCGTTCATAAATTTTCCTACGCTTTGGACATCGTGATCACGGCAGAGTGCCAGCTTTGCTTGGCGACCACGACAGACTCCGGCATGACGACCGCTGAATTTACGCCTATCTGTACTCGTTACGGATATGCGACATCGGTTGCGACCGTCAGAGACGGCGGGACCATCGTCGCGCCCGTTATAATCATGCCCATTGCGAGCCTGGGCGATGCGGCAACAACCACTTGGCTTGGCGATCCGAAGGTCGTTGACCTTGACGGCAGCATTGTGCTTGCACCGGGAAGAACGCTTTGTACGGACACAACCGTGGCTGTCGGGTCCGCAGCAATGCGGTTCGCGTACATGTGGGAAGAAGTGGACGCAGCCTAAGCGAAAGATGACAGGGGCGGTGGTTTGAGCGCCGCCGTCCCTGCGCTTTAATCTCAGAGGTGTATTTGCATGCCGACAAAAATAACAACCAGGGCGCTACCGGATAACACGTATGTTGTGACGCTGGCCTTTACCGATGAGGACGGCGCGGAAGTAACTCCGAATGCCGGTGCCGTGTGGACCCTGCGAGACTACGCCGGAAACGTGGTCAACTCCAGGGAAGACGTTGACATCGTCGAGGACACGTCCGTTGACGTTGTTCTATCCGGCGATGACCTGGCGTCGCAGGGCGTCGAAGACAACGGCATCCGGGTGTTCTACGTCACCGGCACCTATACCAGCGACCTCGGAGCCGCCCTGCCGCTCGACCAGATCAGCTCGTTCATTATCGAGGATGTTGTGCTGCCCGTCAATCTCCGTGAGGCGAAGGACCACATGCGGGTTGACACCGACAACACGGATCACGACAGCGACATAACATTCTGCCTGATGGCGGCCAGGCAATGGGTTGAGCGATACCTGGCCCGGCGGCTGATGACGCAGACCGTCACGAAGTATTGGCAGGACTGGCCGAAAAAAGATTACTTTGTCATACCCTACGGCAACCTTCAGAGCGTCACATCAATCAAATACAAAGACACCGACGGCGATCAAACCACCTGGAGCTCCGACGATTACATCGTGGACACGGACGAGGAGCCTGGGCGCGTAGTGCTGGCATACGGCGAGTCATGGCCGACCACCACGCTTTATCCGACAAACCCGATAGAGATTATTTATTCGTGCGGCTACGGAGCATACGCCGGCAACGTGCCGGAGCCGATCCGGCAGGCGATAAAGATTTACGCGGCGGATCTGTTTGAAAACCGCGAGTCCATCGTGATCGGCACGATTACCAACAAGCTGCGAACGATAGAGGCGCTTTTATGGCCCTATAAATTGTGGATGGCATGAGAGCAGGCACACTCAGGCACAAGATAACTTTTCAGACCGCGACCGATACCAGCGACAATATGGGCGGATACACGCAGGCATGGACTGATACCTACGACTGCTTTGCAGCCATATGGCCGCTGAAGGGAACCGAGGCGCTTGAAGCGATGAAGCTGGAGCATGCCGTGACGCATCGCATCAGAATCCGGTATCGCAGCGGGATAACGGCCGACATGCGCATCAAGTTCGGCAGCCGGTACTTTGACATCGTGAGCATCATCAACCCGGATGAGCGCAACGTCAGTTTGGACATTATGGCGACGGAGAGCGTGACGTGAGTTTTTGGGATGAAATAAACGCCGAGTTTGTTGTCGAGAAAATAACCGAATCCAGTGGCGCTGGTTTGGCATGGTATGGCGACGCCGTCATGAACGCCACCAGAAACGCGGTGCAGGTCGCCTGTAAAGAGGGCGCGGAGAAGGTCGCGCGGGACGCACGGAGAAACGTGCCTAAAGACGATGGCGACCTGCGGGATTCTATCAAGGTCGAGCCGAGCAAATTCAAGGACGGTGGGTATCTCGTAGTGGCGCAGGGTCCGGGCAACTACGACCGCTTTTACGCGACATTCGTAGAGCTTGGCCATTACAGCAGTTTATGGGGGTTATACGGCCGCAAGGGCAAGGGTTTTTTGGGCAGGCTTGTAAGCGGCAAAAAGATGAGGCCCATCGAGCAAAGTCCGATTAAAATAGAAAAGCAACCGTATCTAAGACCAGC